ACTAACCCCTTTACTACTACTAACGGCCTAGCCCTAGTGACCGTAGATGACGTAGCACATGGGTGTATTACTGGCGATTTCGTTACCTTTAGCGGCGCTACTACAGTTGGCAGCTTAGACTTAAACAACGAATACCAAGTCACCAAAGTTACCGCAGATCAGTACACCATAACGGCTTCCTCTAACGCTAATGCCACAGCTACTGGCGGCGGCACTGTTACTGCGGCTTACCAACTCACCACAGGCTCTAACATAGGCGTACCTTTTACTGGCTGGAGCGCAGGTGCTTGGGGGCTTGGTACATGGGGAAACAGTGGAGTTACGACTGCTCCTATTCGATTGTGGAGTCAGTCTAACTTTGGCGAAGACCTAGTGTTTGCGTACCGTGGCGGCCCTATCTGCTATTGGGATGCAAGCACCGGGGTAGGTACTCGGGGTCTGGTCGTTAATGCAACGAATTTCCCCCTACAATCCGACTGCCCTACTGTTGTTAATAGCGTAACTGTGTCGGACATATACCGTTTTGTAGTAGCTTTTGGTGCTAACGACCTAGGCACTGCGGTTCAAGACCCGATGCTCATCCGCTGGTCTGACCAAGAAGACTTCCAAAATTGGACTCCCGCTGCGGTTAACCAAGCTGGTAGTTTACGCTTGTCATCAGGTAGTGAGATCGTAGCCTCTATCCAAGCACGCCAAGAAATTTTAGTTTGTACTGATACTGCTTTCTATTCCATGCAATATCTCGGCGCTCCTGAAGTATGGGGCGCTCAGTTAATGGGGGATAATATTTCTATAGCTAGCCAGAACTCTATGGCGTATGCAGGTGCTGTAGCGTATTGGATGGGGCGTGATAAGTTCTATATGTACGACGGTACGGTACGTCCGCTGCCTTGTAATGTGCGTAAATACGTATTCACAGATATTAACACAACTCAGTACGATCAAGTTTGTACGGGCACTAATGAGGGTTATCACGAAGTATGGTGGTTCTACTGCTCTGCGGGTTCTATCACTGTGGACCGTTACGTCATTTACAACTACTTGGATAATGTCTGGTACTACGGCAACATGGCGCGTACTGCTTGGCTGGATTCTTCCTTACGTGGTGAACCTATTGCAGCGACTTACAGCAACAACCTCGTTAACCATGAAGTAGGTAACGACGATAACGAGACTGCGGTTACAACTGCTATTCATGCCTTTGCTACTACGTCTGAATTTGACTTGGATGATGGCGATAAGTTTATGTTTATCAACCGAATGTTACCGGACGTAACGTTTGAGGGTTCTTCCGCCGCCGCCCCTGCTGCTGTTATGACTTTACTGCCTATGCAGAACTCAGGCTCTGGGTACAATAACCCGTTGTCAGAAGGTGGGACTAACAACGCTACCGTTACACGCACGGCTACAGTGCCTATTGAAGAGTTTACAGGTCAGGTTTTCTTGCGGATTCGTGGCAGGCAGATGGCGTTTAAGATTGAATCTACTGGGCTTGGAGTAGCGTGGCAGCTAGGGACACCTCGTATAGAGATGCGTTCTGACGGACGTAGGTAACGTTAATGGCTACCAAGAACCAACAGGCGGTTTCTACGAATGTCGTGGCCCCGGCTCTACCAACTGCTCCACCTGCGTATAACAAGGGTTACTTAGACAAGTTTAACAACATACTTAGGCTGTATTTTAATCAGCTAGACAACGCATTAAGGAACGCTGTGGCTAATTCAGTCCCTTACAATCTACGAGTTTCCCAAGGCAGCGTCGTTGGTGCTAGCCCTTTATATAAGTTTGGGTTAAACCCTGACGTTGACGGGACTGAAGAGACGGTATGGACGCAAGGTGGAGACTACCCGTGGCCTACCGGCGCAGCCGTTGTTTATGTCTCTAGCTCCAGTGTAGCTGACGCTTCCCCTGCTGGTACTGGCGCACGTACAATACGACTACAGGGGCTTGATACTAACTACCTTGAGATCGAAGAAGACATAGAGCTGCTCGGTCAGACTCAGGTTGCCACTACTAAGCAATATCTACGGGTTTACCGGGCGTTTGTACTTACTTCAGGGTCAGGTGGAGGTGCAGCGGGTACGGTTTATGTGGGAACAACTGGCGCTACAGCCGGTGTCCCTGCTGTTGTGTACGCAGATTTAGCTGTTGGTAACCAAACTCAGATGGCGGTGTACACAGTACCTGCGGGTAAGACGTTATACGTAGATGATCTTCTATTTACTGCGGCTATCTCTCTGGCTAACAACTTTGCAACGGTTAAGTTCGCCGCTCGTGACTTTGGTACTAATACGTTTAGGACATTAGTGATCCAGAATATCCAGAGTAACGCCGACTTTATCCCTTTCGCGTACCCATTAAAAGTGCTTGAAAAGACAGACATAGAGTGTAGGGCAGTTACTACCAGCACAAACAACGAGATCAGCGCCGCCTTTCAGGGCGTGTTGATAGACAACTAGGATTAGGTTATGGGAACTAAAACACCTTATGGTATGACCGTCACTGGTCAAAGCGGCACTTCTTATAGTCCCGGTATGCTCTCTGGTTTAACAAACAGATACAACAGCATTGGAGACGCTGGCGGTATTATGGCTCAAGATACGGGAAAACCCGAGCCAGAAGGAATCCCAGTTGTAAAAGCATTACAACCTACTGGCTTGCCCGCTGCTAACCTCGGTCTCACTTTTGGAGGGGCTGATCCCAATTTTCGAATGTCGGGGGTTAGTGACTATAGCGAAGGTCAAAGCGCTTATGATGCCATAGTCGCTGCTTCCGCAGCTATAGACACTCCGGGTGAGTTCCTAGAAGCGGCCTACAATGCTCAGGCGGGTGCGGAGACAGCGTATCAAAATAGGTCAAGGGCGTGGGCGGCTGAAGAGGAAGCTAAAGACAATCTCTACAATGCAGAACAAAATGGTACTCCTGCTGAAATCGCCAGTGCTCGTAGTGTGCTTGTCTCGGCACAAAATAATGTAGAGACCGCAAACCAAGCACTTAGTAACGCTCAAACCCTGCGTACATCTTCCTATGCGGCGGTTGAAGCTAATGTACCAAAGGGTTTTGCCAGAGACTATGCTACCCAAACCAACCAAACCCCGTTGCCGTATACCCGCACCATCCTCGATAATGTTACAGATGAGGTTCTTGGGGGGATAGGAAGTCTTGCAGGTGGCTTGTATCGTGGCGCTCATGCGGTCGGCTCTAACCTACCAGTAGTCGGGGGTTATGTAGGGGATGCTATAGAAGGCGCTGGAGAGTGGTTTCAAACAACGCCGGGAGTTATAGCGGGAAGCCCCTCAGGTGTTCAAGGACAATGGGGGTCGATCCCGCCTTGGATGCAGACGAGCCAAGTTAATGTCTTAGGCCAAATACCCGGCAGTGCTACTAATGTTGGCACTATGACGGGCACTATTCTTGACACCCTCAACGCTGTTCGTAACGGACAAATAACGTTAGCTGAAGCCGTTGAAAAAGACGCAGCGGGACTCGCTGGGGCTATGGGTGTTAGTGTGGCGGTGCTCCAAACCGCAGTTTTTGCGGGTAAAACTCTACAGGACATTGCTACAGACAGAGATGCAGCCGCCGTAGCCCTAGCAGCGGACGAAAACGAAGGGGGCATTACGGTAGGTGGGGTAAGCCTCGACGGCAACGTAGCCACCGAGATAGTAGAAGGAAACACTGCCGCTAAAGCTGCGGAGAAACTACTTGCTGACCAACAAGCTGCTTTAGCCAAAGCTACAGAAGTCTTTGACACTGCGGGAGGTGGGGCAGCGGGTACAACAGCGGTGCTTGAAGCACTGGAGGCCAATGGCTTAACTGTTCAAGACCTAGCTACCCAAACTGGCATTTCTTTAGACGACTTAAACACCTTTATAGGGGCCAACACGGCGGCGGCCACCGACGACGAAACAACTACAACTAATGATGAAATAACTAATGATGAAATAACTAATGATGAAATAACTAATGATGAAATAACTAATGATGAAATAACTAATGATGAAATAACTAATGATGAAATAACTAATGATGAAATAACTAATGATGAAATAATTAATGATGAAATAACTGATGATGAAGTACCGGGGCTAAGCGAAGTACTTGCCCTTCCCGACACCCCCGAGCAAATAATTGGTCAAGGTGGTATGCGTACAATAAGCACAGAGAAAGCAGGCGTTGCGGACATTGCCGCTCTTTATAACCCAGCTCTGTCCCTTGCTGAGAACATGGCGATCTTAAGGGGCGGTAAAGCAAAAGAGGAAGACATTGTGGATAGTGCGATATATTACGGTGGTGGTATGATACAAAACACTGATATGACTGACGAAATAAACCGTCTGTTACGGGGATACTAAGATGGGCTGGAGAGAGGACTTAACAAAAGGCATAGGTGCTTTAGCTGATCGCTATACGGACGACGATGACACCATTTCTTGGACGAATGTAGGCAAAGATGCTCTTATGGCTTCTGCTGCTTATGCGGCTCTAAACCCGAATGATTCTGAAACCCTAAATAACTTTATGGGGACCAATCAACAAATGCCAGTCGGGTATATGGGTGGTATCCCAAACTATACTGCTTCTCGTGAGTTGCTACCCGATGCTTTTGCCCCAACATATACCGACCCGACTACTCAAGAGGTAACACCGCGTCGCCCGGGAAGTGCAGGCCGTCGGTATTTTACTGATACTACTTTTGTGCAGTCCACGGACGAACCCACTATGGGTAGAACTGCCGAAGACATCGCCAGAGAGAATCAACAAAACGTAGATAATCAAGCAATCTACGAATCCTTAATGGGCGATGCCTTTGATACACGGGTTGCAAACGAAGCGGCAGGTACTTACGGTTCTTCTGACACCACTGGCTCGGCTTGGCAACCGCAAGCTAATGCGGCCAATAATGCTGAAGGTGGACGACGCGGCACCGCTGAAAACAATGCGTATATAAGTAGCATACAAAATTTAGTTACCGCTAACCCCAACATGACTGCGGCAGACCTCCTACTTAATTACGGAATTTCTCCGGGGGCCGGTTATGGCGAATTTGCTAGCGTACTACCGACGGATTCCCCGTACTACCAACAACTTTATGGTGGTGAATACCGTAGAAATGGCGAATTTGGTACGTTTGATACCGAAAGAGTATACAAAGAAGCGTTCCAGCAGAATCCAGACGCGACCATATTTGATACTTCACTAGGGCGAGAAGTTAGTTTGTTCAACGAAGCCCCGCTTGGTGGAATAAAGGCGTGGGATATAGACAACGGCAGGTACCAGCTTGCCTCTACCCCAAGCCTTGCCGAGATTAGAGACCAATATGGGCTAGATACGGCCATCGAAGCCTCTCTTGGTATGATACAAGATGCGGGCTATTACTCTACTGACTTTGATGAGACGGCAGAAATGTTGGGTGTGGATGTAGCGACGATCCGGGCTTTAGCAGAAAGCCGCCCTGAGTACATTATAACTAACCGAGCTGAAAACTTTGTCCGCAATTACACCGGCGATCCTGCGGACTTTACACCTCAAAATGAAGGAGAGCAGTTAGGCAGAAAGTACTTAGGCAATAATAAAGTGGAGTACTTCGGCTTTGGTGACATTATTGACGAAGCGAGCAGAATTGGCCCGCAGCAAGGCGTTGCCTACACTTTTACAGCCGACGGCGGGCTTGCAATGGCTGAAGACCCGGAAAACCCGACAGGGTGGGTCTATGTTGCTAGCGAAGATAGTTTTATTAGCATAAAAGACGGGGCGCAGATAGATAACACCCCGGAAGCAATTCTCGCGGCTAGGGAAAGCGGCATGCTGAGTCAAGAGACGGCTGACACAGATTTAGATGCTATTGCTGAAATAATAAGAGAGGGGTCTCAAACTCCTGCGCAGGCTGCAATAGCCGCTGGCATAAGCGAGGAAGAGCTTATATTACAACTTATTAGGGCGAACGAGACTAACTTTGCTGAAGTAGCTGCGTACTATCAAGACCAAGGATACCCGGGTATAACAGCAGCCGAAGTTGAAGGCTACTACAACAACATACTTCAGGAGCGCGGAGAATTTGCACAAGGCGGCAATGTAAACGGGTACTACCTAGGCGGTCCTACCGATGGGATGGCTGATCAAATCCCCGCTACAATAGATAACTCTCAACCAGCGGCACTAAGTGACGGGGAATTTGTAATCCCTGCGGATATAGTAAGTCACTTAGGTAACGGCAACTCTGAGGCCGGAGCAGAGAGTTTATACAGCATGATGGAAAGAGTGCGTACAGATCGCACGGGCAATCCAAATCAAGGTCGGCAAATCGACCCTAACAAATACTTAGCGTAGGTAAAGACAATGGCTACTTTTGAAGAATCATCGCTTTCCAGTTGGGCTGGACCTTACGTAACCGAGATGCTTGGCAGAGGGCAAGCGGCAGCTAGCCAACCCTATACGGCCTACGGCGGACCCCTTACTGCGGGGCAGTCGGGACTACAACAGCAAGCCTTTAGTGGTTTGGCTGGATTGTCTGTTCCCACTAACATGGGCGGGTTTAACCCCACGAGTTTTACCTCCGGTACGACAGCTCAAAACTACATGAGTCCTTATATGAGTGCGGCATTAGAACCACAGATGGCCGAAGCGCAACGCCAAGCAGAAATACTGCGCGTGCAAAATGCGGGTAGGTTGGGCAGAGCGGGTGCTTTCGGCGGGTCACGTCAGGCTATTATGGAGTCCGAAGGGCAACGCAATTTGACGCGAAACCTCGCGGATATATACGGTGAAGGTATGCAGACCGCCTATACCCAAGGTATGGGCCAGTTTAATACTGAACAAGATCGCCAGATGACTGCACAGCAACGCACTAATCAATATGGACTTGACGTATTAGGAGCGCAACAAGACGCAGGTGGGGTACAGCGTGCCATTGAGGGCCAAGGTATAGCTGCGGACTATGCACAATTTCAAGAAGAGCGAGATTATGATAAGAACAATACGCTCTACATGCAGTCGCTATTGGACGGTTTACCGTTAGAGACGCAGACGTATAGCTATTCGGAACCTAGTGGGCTACAGAATATGGGTAATGCACTTAGCGATTCTCTAAATATTTTCGATCTACTAAGCGGAAATTCAGGGGATGGGGCTACTGGAGACTACTCAGAACAAACACAACTTCAAGCCTTGCAAGGGCAAATCGACTACTACATCGCTATGGGAGAAACCCCAGCACAGGCAAGAGTGTCTGCACGAGCTGATTTAGGCATAGGATAAAATTATGAAAGGATTAGGATCACTTACGCAAGGCGCAGCACCACAAGGCCCACCACAAGGCCCACCACAAGGCCCACAGCAGGGTATGCCACAAGGTCAGCAGGGGATGCCTATGCCTCCAGCAAATGACCCGCGTATGGCCGCAGCTATGGACGTTGTAGAGGCGGACATCCCTGAGGTTTTGAAACAATTAGTAAGCAAAAAGGAATTTGCAGACAAAGCTGAAGAGCTGTTAATGTCCGCAGGTGGACAAGCCGCGATGAACCAGCCTGCCCCTGCATCCCCTACTATTGCAAAGGGAGTTGAGCAAAAGGCTGAGGAAGGGATTGCGGGGCTTCTAGCAAGGCTATCTCCGGGTATCCAACAGCAAGGCCAACAGATGGCTATGGCGCAACGACGTCCACCTATGCAGGGGCAACGAATGGCTATGGCGCAACGACGTCCTCCTATGCAAGGCCAACGCCCACCTATGCAGGGCCAACGTCCACCTATGCCACAACAAGGTATGGCAGGGATGCCTGCGCGTAATATGCAGAATATGGCTCGTGGCGGTGTGATTGGGTACGCTGGCCCTGATGGCAGTCAAGTAAAACCTACTCCTATGCCTACTAGAGGGACACCAGCAGTAGTGCCAGTAACTCCAGAGCAAGTTACTGCGTTTTTAGAAAAGTACAAGCAGCTACAAGCAGATTTAGAGCGTAGTTTTCCAGAAGAAAAAGCAGCTTTTAAACAGCGCATAATAGATTTTGTAAGCCTTTCCGACCCTAGGGTTCGTGATGCGGCTATCGGTTCTAGGGCAGGTATGGCCCGTGGTGGGATTATTGGGTACGCTCCCGGCGGGGATGTAGAGGGCGAATCAATAAGAGAGCGACGTATACGTCGTGAATTTGAAGAAGGGCAACAGTACCTTGATAGACAGAGACGTAGCAAGTCCGAGCAGGCCCGACAAGCACGTCTGAATAGCCTCTACGCGGAATTGAATAACCCGGAAATTACTTCCGAGGAGAGCGCGGCCCTTACCTTAGAGCTTGAGCAGTTGCGTGCCTCACAGTCTCTTGATGCCGTTGAACCCGGTGGGATTACCGAGCTTAAACAACCACAGTTCAAAACTGATACGCGATCTCCACAACTCAGACCTTTTCCCCAACGCCCCTCAAGTCTTATAGACGACAGCTCAGTTGGCATAGCCACAGGTGGTGCGGCACAAGATACCTTTGACCCCCCAGTTGGTGCAACAACAGCACCGCCTTTTACTTCTGCTATAGGGGATGCAACAGAGGCACAAATATTAGCGACTCTGGGTAGAGATGCAACAGCCGAGGGAGTAGCAGCCGGGGAGAGATACAGGGAACTAACCGGTGTAGAGGGCTTGCTGGCGGAACGTAAAGCCTTACAGGGAGAAGCTAGAGGGCTAAGAGAAGAAAGATTCTCGCCTGAGCGAATGAAAAAGCGTACTTGGCGAGCTGGACTTGCAGGTCTTGGAGCAAAAGGACTTGGTGGGTTTGGTTCTGGCGCTACCACTGAGCGAGACCTAATTGACTCGGAACGCGCCGCCGCTGCGGGTATCTCTCTTGCCGAAGTAGAGAAGATGATTACCGAAAATAGGGCAATGGGCATGACTCAGTTTGAGGCAGAGAATAAAGCGCGTGTTGAGGTCGATGGTATTATTTCTGAGGGTGGTCAAATTGCACAGGGCATGCTTGCTACAGATCAACAAAGAGAAGCGGCAGACTTAGACCGTGTTTCTAGGGAAAACATAGCCTCCGCCCGTGACGAAACTCTGCTAGCGCAATCACGCATTAGCGCTCAAAGAGCGCCGACTGACACGATGTATCAGTTAACAACTTTTACTAACCAAGCGCTTCGAGGAAATCCAAATCTAAGTGCTGGCGAAGCCGCAAGTGAAGGTCTGGCTCTTTATAACGAGGCGCAAGAAAGGTTAGGTCTGGCTAAGTTAGGCCAAACAGAGCAGGCGAACTTTATGTCTCTGCAAGCAAAAGCGCTAGAGATGGCAATTAAAGCGGTTGATGGGCAAATGCCTCCTCTGCGTGGTGAAGCACGCGAGGCTGAACTCCTCAGGTATCAAGAACTCTTCGTTGAGGGGTTTACCTTACCGGGAAAGACAGGGCCAACAGTGGGGACCGTTAGAGATGGATTTAGGTTTAACGGGGGTGACCCTAACGTCCGCAGTAACTGGGAAGAGATATAGACGTGGCTAAAGCTCCTTGGGAAGAAGATTGGGAGGTACAAACCGCTACGAGTCCTTCTAAAGCCCCTTGGGAAATAGATTGGACCGCCGAAGAAGTTGCTCCTACCCAGCAAGAACAAAATAACCTAGCCCCTTGGGAACAAAATTGGGACCAAAAAACTCCTGCGCCTGTTATCCCTGCGCCCGTTACGCCCGCACCTGAAGTAGAAGGCAACCTTCTGCGTGAGACTTTAGACATCCCGTTAAAACTCGGAAGTGGTGTGCTTACTGGCACCAAGATGGTCACTGATATATTCGGTGCGGATAATGCGGTGTCTAGTGGGTTGGGTGCTGCTGAAGAATGGTTAAGCAACTTAGTCTCCGCACAATCCAAAGCTGACTCAGCAGAAATCGCTCGGATAATGCAAGAAGCGGAAGACCTAGGGTTTATGGGTCAAGCCAAAGCCGCCTTGAATGCCCTCACCGTAGCGCCCATAGACTTCTTAGCACAAGGTGTTGGTACGTTTGTACCCGCTATAGCTGCGGCTATTGGTGGTGGAGCTGTTGGTGTAGGTGCTTACGGTGTGTCGTCGGGTGTCGGGCTTATTAAGGACACCATATACGATGCTGTACGCGAAGAATTAGTAAAGTCAGGTAAGTCAGAAGAAGAGGCAGAAGCAGCCGCTACAGAAGCGCAGTCTTACACTGGCGAAAATATAGACATGATCGTAGCGGGAGGAGGCCTTGGTTACTTGGCTTCCCGTTTTGGTGTGCCTGAAGCTTTCATAAAGGGAAAACTTGGGCAGCGTTTAATTGAAAAGTTCGGGCAAGAAGGCTCGAAAGGTATCCTGAGAGAAATAGGTAAAGGTGCAGTAAGAGAAGGAATACCTGAGGCGATGCAGGCGGGGCAAGAAAAGTTTGCAGGTAACTTAGCGCTAGCTAGAGAAGGGTTTGACGTGCCTTTGGGCCGAGGAGTTTCTGGTCAAGCAGTCCTAGAGGGTGTTATTGGTGGAATACTTGGTGGGGGCATGAGCACCATTGAGACAAGGGCGGCTGACAAACTAAGCGGAACTTCCGTGGATGGAGTGCTTACTCCCGAGCAAGAACAAGAACGAGATGAGCTAGCTAGTCAAGTAGAGGCAGCGACTGCCGAGGCAGCGGGACAAAAAGCAGCTAGGGTGCAAACTTATGTGGACGAAGGTATGTCCCCGGAAGAGGCGCAGGAAGCTGAAGGAATCGAAGCTAACGTACAAGCGGAGGTTCGAAAGCAAGATGCCCAGAAGGAAGTCATTGACCAAGAAGCCCAATATGAAGAGGAAGATCGAGCTGAAGTAATAGCGTTAGCACAGGAATCTTTTAACACCTCTCCTGAAAGAAACGAGGCAGTAGACGAGCAGCAAGCAAACGTTGCACAGGAGTATGGACCTGAACTCGCCGCCTTGTATGAAAGCACTTATGCCTCTCTTGCTAGGGGCATAGTAGCCCCTGCCGCTGAGGTAGCCGCTGAGGTAGCCCCTGAGGTAGCCCTTGAGGGCGATGCTGATCAGCAAATAGATTTTGTAGCCGAAGAAGCAGCCGTAGACGGGCAAGAAGAAATAGTTGTGGAGGAAGCTGACCCTGATGCGGATGTCATTAAGTTTATTACAGATACCGGCACAACTGCACTTAGTAAAATAAAAACCCAGTTTAAGTTAACTACAGCTAAAGCAAATGAACTTGCTCTTCGCTTAGAAACTAAAGAAGTCCTGTCGAAAAAAGGACCGGGTGGAAGGCGTACCGTTGGCCCGGCGATAGCTGTGGAAAGTGTGCCAACGCAGGTAAACCCGAGAAGCGAAGCTGGGCAGGACTTTAAAACCGAGAGTGACGCAAGGGGTAAGAAATTTAATCAAGAAATTACTCAAGCGGAAAAAGCAGTAACGGACTCAAGCGTTGAGAGTATGCAAGAAGTGCGTAAGCAATATGGGTTTGAGAACGAAGAAGACTACGAAAACATTATAGACGACGATAAGCGAAGAAGCTTAGTTCAAGCAAAGACTGAAGAGAACTACGCGGCGCTCGTAAAGGAAGAAGGGTTTGCCCCCGAAGTAACTCCAGAAGTGGCTTCAGACGCAACTCCCAAGGACAAAAAAGTATCTCGCCTAGCTGTTATAGCCGCTTCAAACGCTCCAAAAATTGCACCAGAGAAAGCTGCTGAGCTACGGGAAAAAGCGGAGAGCCAAGCAAACACAGAAGTTAATGCCTCACTTAAAAAAGGGCGAATGGTTGAAGCTAAACTTTCCAAGAAAAAGGATGCTCTTGAAAACGCGTTAGGCAATTTGTGGGTAGCACAAAATAACCGAGACAATCGTAGTTATGCCGCGCGACAAACTAAAGCCGCTAAAGTTCTTGACAACTTAACTCCAGAGCAAAAAGTAATAGCCGAAGAAAAAGGTAAAGAAAAACTTAAAGCCATTGGCTTACAAGGAAGTAAAAGAAAAGTAGTCCGAAGTGTACGGTCCGACCGCTTAGACGGCATAACCGATCAAAACTATAATGACTCTTACCGATCCGCTAAGACTACTACCGAGCTGTTAGATAAAATAATTGCAACGGGGAATAGGTTCGAAAAGTTTCTTGCTCGTAGGTTAAAGCCTTTAGTAAAAGACGTTAAACTAATTATTGGTTTCCAGCCAACGCAAATGTTTATAGAGCAAATTAGTGGCGTTGCTCCTCCGATCAATCCAGCAAATCCAAGACAAAAGCAATTCGGTTACCTCCAAGAAAACCCAGAGGGGCAACGAGGTAATTATAGCGCACTCCCAGATTGGCTAAACGAAACTATGTGGGAGGAAGAATCACAAGGTCTCTACTTCCCGAGCAGGAACACCGTATTTTTAAACACTACCAGAATGTACGAGGGCGACGACAGCGCAGAAGGACTAAACAACACTACTATTTTGCATGAGTTTATACATGCTGCGACTGTAAACGTCCTTTTTGAGTTCGATCTTCGCGGCGGAAAAAATAAAACTAACCCTAGGGCTACTCAGGCAATAGAGGATATAAGAACTCTTATGTCCGAAGCGCAAGAAACTTACTTTCGTAGGATGGAAGGTGGGCTTAGGGATGGCATAGAAACCTTAGCCGAAAGGGTAGATATTTTTAACGACATATACGAGTTTGTTGCTTACGGTTTAACTGAACCTTCGTTTCAAGAATTTTTGACCAAGGTCACACCTGACTTAAACCAGCAGTCTAAGGCGAGCGTTAACAGTTTGCGAAATGCTTTAGGTAAGTTCTTAAACTCTATCCGAGAAATACTGGGACTTGCCCCTAGTGAATTTAATGGCTTTGTAGTTCTAACCGACCTTACCGGAACACTACTAGAAGAAAACCCAGATAGCCCACGCATTAGCGCTGCGGATATAAAACGGGCAGTTGCTAAGACTAAGAGAGCAAGTGCTGCTGCGGAGAAAGTAGCTAAGAGCCAAGATGCAAAAGGGTTGTTGCGTAATATGTTCTCCGCTGTAACCGAGATTCGAGATGTTGAGGGAGCGGTTAATTTTTTAAAGGGAACCTACGACAGCATAGATTCAAATCGTCTAAGGGCGATGTTAGGAGCCTATACCACTGATGGAATCAACAGAGTTTTTGGTGACAAGGTAAAGCTAAATGAAATTGATTCTAAGGTTGAAGCTTTAAACATCACAAGAGGGCAGCGCCTAAAAGAATTGGCAGAGAAAATTCCCGGTTGGCAAGAGTTTAACGGTTTGTACGAAGAAGGTGCGGGCCTACTCGCTGACATAATGTCGTTAGCTACCCTGAACAACTTTGATCCTTTGCTACACAAGGATAAGGCCGCTGCACTAAAGAACGATGCCGAGCTAAACCTTAAGAAAAAAGCACTTGCGCGTGCTCAAAGAAACCCCAACAGCACCAAAGGAACCATTAATTATCGAAAGGGTAGGGTTACCGGCAGAGAGAAAGTAATCAAAGAGTTTTATGACGGTGCAATTATAAAGGGAGAGCGTGTAGCAGGATGGGATCGTTTGCAAGAAGAAGCAAACGGCGGGCAACGTGGTGTTGAAATATTCAGAATGGCTAGGGACAGCTACCGACAGACCCTAGAAGATACCTATGCCATTTTAAGAAAGAAGATTGAGAACTCCGAAATTAAACAAGAGGCTAAAGATGAGCTGCTAAAAACTATTGCGGATCGACTTAAAGCCTCTAAAGTTTTGCAAGTATACTTTCCTTTGATGAGGTATGGAGAATTTTGGCTGCGGGTAGGTAAAGGCCAAAGAAGAGAATTCTACATGTTCGAGTCGGAACTAGAGCGGAATCTATTCGCTAGAGAACGTGCTAAGGAAGTAGCTCCTTCAAAAGATTTCACAAAGGCACTCGAAGACGAAGACGTACAAGTTGGTAAGAACACTGGTGATAACCAATTCCGCCAAGAAATGGAAGGCTCTAGCGAAGCACTTAAAACAGTGTTCGATTTAATAGACGATAAGGCGCTGTCTAAAGAAGACGTGCAGATTATTAAAGACAATGTATATCAAATGTACTTGATGACTCTATCCAGTTCAGACATGCGTAGAAAGTTTGTTCATCGTAAGGGTGTTACAGGCTTTAGTAAGGACGCACTACGTAACTTCGTTGTTACCCAGCATACGAGCGCAAACCAACTTGCTAGGCTGGAGTACACCGACGATATACGTAACGCAATCGAAACTGCTAAAAAACAATTAGACGGAAACCCAGAAAAAGACAAGCTGCTAATAGTAGTTGACGAAATAGCAACGCGTGCTATGAAAGAAGTGAACCCCCCGGAGCGCACTGAGGGGGTTAACTGGGATGCCGTTGCAGGTTTGGGGAACAAAGCTGTTTTCTATTGGCTACTGAGTGCTCCTAAGTCTGCTTTAGTGCAGCTTACTCAGTTACCGATTGTAGGGTTGCCCGTATTATCCGCTGAGTTTAAGAACGCCGACGTAGCCGGAATGGTTGCAAGATACACAAAGATGATGCTAACCGGCGAGAGCATGGCAGAGTACACCGAAGATGAAAACGGTGTAGGCAAAACCAACTGGCTTAGTAAACCTTCTATTAGCGACAGCAAGTACATCCAGCAAAGTCCCATACGTGCAGCATTAGAAGAAGCCTTTGCACATGCCGCAGAGCGAGAGCTGTTTATGCAGACTTACGCATCTGATTTAACTGGGCAGGGGAAAGTGAGTACCCGAGAATTTAGTGGTGCTCCGAGCAAAGTTTTCCGTAACGTCGCTAATTTTATGAGCGGTGGGTTCCATCATTTAGAACGTATAAACCGAGAGGTTATGTTCATGTCTAGTTTTGAGCTAGCTTATGCAGAAGCTGTAGCTCAAAAATTAAGTCCTGAGGAAGCCCAGAAGGTAGCCCAAGAGCGAGCGATGAAGCTTACTTACGCTGGGCTGTTTAACTACTCAAACTATAATAAGCCTCGGTACATGACAGCCAATGCTCCGATGAAAATGGCTACTCAGTTTATGACCTTCCCTATGCAAATGACTTCTTACCTTGTAAGGAACTTCTTTAAAATGCTGCCCTTTGTGAACAAAGAGGGTAAGGCGGCAGCGGCGACTCAGTTCTTCGGCACTATGGGGATGACGTTCTTGTTTGCAGGCGCTACTGGGCTGCCCCTGTACACAGCCATGATGGGCTTGATGGAAGGGATTAGAGAGGCAAACCGTCCAGATGAAGACGATGAGGACGCTGACTTCTTATACGACATAGACGCGGCGGGTAATCCAATGGGTATGCGGAACATGGACATTTGGTTCCGACAATCTTTTATACCTCGGTACTTCGGTGAAGGCAGTAGTCTTGCTGACTTCTTAGGGCTTTCTCCAGAGCAAGCTGCCGCATTAGCTTTATCCGTAGAGATGGGACCAATATCTGCACTTACTGGGCTTAACATTGGTGCTTCGACTAGCTTAGATGGGATGTGGTTCCGCGATGATGGGAATAAGGATAACTCTGAGGATGCCCTAGTAAACTTCACTTATAATACAACCCTTGGCCCCTTTGGCAGCATAGCTAGAAGCGCAAGCCGAGCATTGGACGATTTTAAAGACGGGGACTATGGGAGAGCTGCCGAAAACGCTTTGCCCGCTATGTTTAGAAACATTGCTAAGACGATACGCTTGTACGAGGAAGGACTCGTTACTAGGCAAGGAAATGTAGTTGCTGATGCTGAGTACTACACAACCTTTAAACTATTTGGTCAAGCTCTGGGCTTGTCCGATACAGAAGTCGCTACGGACCAAGAGTTTAACTTTCAAGCAAAGAACATGGTTACCGATATGCAAACGGAACGCGGGGACTTGCTAAACGATTTAGATAAGGCAGTTCTTGAGTACCAAAAAAGTGACGTAAACGACCCTAATGCTTATGACGGGATACAAGAAGTACAAGACGAAATAGTTAAGTTTAACTACCGTAATCCTTGGATGCTCATTAAGGCTAGCACTCAGCGTGCTTCTTTAAAAGGAAGGGCTGAACGTCGAGGAAATTCAAGCCAAGGGTTGAACGTAACCAAGGAACTAGAGAAGTACGTCTTTCCACTAAGAGAAGACTTCCGTAACCGCTAAATAATTCTCCATATGCGGATGCCTCGCACCCCGTCGGTAATGACTACCTTAGTAGCCACCTTATAGCCGAGGCGCTTGGTAACATCCACAATCTTCTTACGGGACTTTCTGGGATCAAGGCAGGGCACAAAGAACGAACACCCCACCTTAAACTTAACCCAGTTAATCTCGTAAACTATCTTCTCCACTTGCATCTTTAGCTTCTTCAGGTATTAGTTTGCCCATATCTATAAAGTCTGCATGGGAGGAGTCAAATACTAAGCAACGTACTCCGGGAGAACTAATGCTCATGCCCTTCGACAAGCGCTTGTTTATTGTCTCTAGGTACAAACCCTTAGCACCAAGCTCCTTCAGTACGTCCTTATAGTCTATCTGCGTTTCTCCACAGTGCTTCCTAAAGTTTTTAACCGGTACAAACAGCTTTTGAGTGTCTGGCTCGTAGCGGTAAAGCAACGCGCCTTTAGGTTCTACTAAAGGAAACTTAGGCTTCTGGGTACGCTTATCTACACCGTCCTCAACGACTAGCATGTTATGTGGATGGGTGTTTACAAACTCTCCGATTACTGAGCTGGCTTCGCTAACTGGAGGCTTAGTGTCCTCACGCATCTCTAGTAGTATGGGGGTAACTACCTTATATATGCGTGCCATATCCAGAGTCACGATGTCCAACCTGCGTGCGATGATACCACCGGCTAAGTTGGCTGCAACTATGGCTGACCAGTTTCTCTCCCGCTGCGTTAGATTTAAGTCTTTGTCTATACGTGCCTGTATGTCCTTAACTAGAGTTTTAGCCTCTTCTAAGTTGCCAGTTAAGTACTTCATGTAGGGTTCAATAGCGTGCCCATAATTTTCATTTAGTTGATGGTCAAACATTTGCTTACCCTCTGCTGTAGAAATAATTTCACTTCCCGGATATTCAATACGAAACTCTAAGAGTCTCATCATCTCACCATCGGCTGCATTCTTTATGGTAGCTAGCTTCTGGTAGAAAGAAGCATTAGCACAAGTCAGAGTAATATCCCGCCAAGTAATGTTGTTAACTCGGAGCTTGTTCGCACTAGCCTCTGCTTTGTCCTTACCGCGCCCTTGTGAGCAAGCGTATACATAGTCCGAGAAAGGCTCTGGTTTCATGTTAGTCATCTCGTCAACGGTGTTAACGATGTTGTTAAGCAAGCCTAGCTTAATCACTTTACTAACCTTAGTGTCCTCAGGCGTACCAAGCAACATCTCTGGATGCCCACATACACTGTTTGCCATGCGTAGGACTGTCGTCTTACCTTGCCCAGCAAGGGGATGGATAAGGTTTATAATCGCACCTTTCTGCCCAGTAAACTTTAACAGGGGGGCACCAAAGCCACTCAGCGCTGCGAACGCTTGTATTTCTAATCCGGGTCTATTGTAAAGCTCAAAGACCTCACGCCACTTCTCAAGCGTACCTTGTGGCTCGAAGTAACCCGCCATGCTCTCCGTAGTACTGGATGCAGGTGAGTGGTAAACCCCATCCTTTGCTATCTCTCTAGTACCGACAATAAACTTACTGTCGTTTTCCGCCCAACCAAATTGGCTCCTCATAATTTCTGCCTTCCTTCTACGTTGAAGCCCTATAACAGAGCTAATAATGAAACTTAAAATAAGCTTGAACTGTTGCTCTGGTGCAAGGACACCGTGCCTAGAAATCTCCCTACGAAGCTCCCTAGCGTCAGTTATCTTCGCGTTAGAGACTGTAAAAGTCCTAATCCCATCTTGCGCAGAGTGCAGTCTAAGCACCGCAACGTCCCCTTTGTCTGGGTCTGGGTCATTCATACGCTTCCAAACGTAAAAGTCATGTTCGTACACGAGCTTAGGTTCGTCGTCGTCTAGGTCTAGGTATATACCACCGTTCTGTCCTCGCTTAAAAGGGAACGGATACTCAGGTATCCTGATCGTTTTGCTAGGATCATCGGGGTCGGGAATGTCTGTCTCGTAGTACTTCTCTCCCGCGTCTTCCTCCGCTGCGCCTACCTCAGCTTCAGGCGTTACACCTGCTGCTTTGTCTTCGTCTGTGGCCTCGATTAGCTGCTTACCCAAAGAAATAGGGCCAGTAATCTTGCCTTTGTGTGGGCAACCTTCGCATCCTCCGGGGTTGTTACGCTCAAAAACTTCGCAACTATGTGGCCCTAGAATGTGCTCGATCTTCCTCTCCACTGCGGAGGGGTCGTAGTCTGGATGGCCTGAAGATAGGCGGTGTATTGCTTCCTTCTTATCCGAGCAAAACTTAGCAACAGAGAGTGCGTCAAACCAACGCGGCTCAGCTAATGTTTCTCGGTCTGTGTAGCAGGAGAGTAATTGCGCACAACTAGTGTTGCTCTTAGCCCGCATCATTATCTTAGTAAATGAGGACTCTGTGTTAGCTGCGAGGGCTTTACCCATTGCTGTTAGCTCGCGCTTAGGCCGTATTACGGTAGCTTCAAGCTGGCTTATCTCCTCTACTCCAAGGAGTTCCTTGAGGTCATCAAGGGGTATACGGTCGCCTACGTGGGCCACCTGTACTTTGGCAGGGGGATTATCTTTAAAGTTATAGGTATCAGGAACTCTTAGGATTCGAGAAACTTCGAATACACTTGGGTCAACATGAAAGTCTTGCTTAAGGCAAACCTGCCGTAACCTAGTGGCTACCGCTTCCCATTCGCCACGAGCTATCTCTTCCTCAAGCACCCAGTATACGTGCAGTCCGCGCCCTGAATTCACTATGGTAGGTCTAGGTAACCCCACAACTCCACAGAACTTCTTCAGAGCAAGCATCGCTTCCGTCTGGTTAACGTAACCTTCAGGTCGCCCAGTCTTCTCGTTGACTACCGCTTTAGTCTCACCGCAGTCGATGTCTAACCAGAAGGCCTTAAGCTTATCTACGTTGTCCTTTTTTCTTCCTCCATCAATAGACTGGAACTTTGCTACCGCAAAAAAGACGTTGCGTTGTTCTTCAACAAATTTCTTAGTCCAACTGTCAACTTCCTCTCTAGTAGCTACAACTTTTTGTGAGACATCATCCTTGCCTTTAATTCCAACTACGACGTATAAACCCTGTGCAGGTTGTACGTAGTCTAGGAGGTCAAAGTCAGTCATAGGATTCTCATCTTTGGTAATCACTCTGGTAGAGCGCTATAAGTTCGCCGATTTCCTCAGCAGTTTGTTTACTAGGTTGATTTACTCCTGTAAACCAGTTGTAAACGGTTTGCCTGCTAACATTTAAATCGGAAGCTACCTCGGCCACAGGTACACCTAACTTGATGCAAATGCGACCGAGCTTAACCCCCAACGAGCGAGCGCTTGTTTTTTTGTTTATCTGAATTAGTCTTAAACTATATCCATAACTCATTAGTCAAGGTCACTCCCCCAGTTCTCGATGATTGAGGCCATCTCAGCACCAACAACTTCCGGCTCGTCCTTCTTAGTGCTGCGCTTCTTTGGCTCCTCAACAACTTCGGCAACAACCTCTTCTATAGGTTCCTCAACAACCTCCTCTACTACAGGTTTTGCCTCAGCAACTGGAGCTTGGATAGCGGGTTTCTTTTCTACCTTGTCTACTTGCCCAACCGTAAGTTGTGTATACATCTTAGACTCAGGGTTCTCCTGTGCTTTTAACACTAAGTCAAACTCAGCGTCTGTTACTTCACGGACTGGAGAGAACACTAGCTCCATAGTTTCGGCATTAGGGTTAAAAGCAATAGTGGTAACTACGCTGTCGGGAGACAGAGAGTTATTTACCAAGAAATTTACATAGCTCTCAAATGGATGCAGGTTACCAACGCCCTTACCAAACAAAGACTTAGCAGGTATGTTGAACTGGTAGATCGTCCCACTATCGTCACCTTCTAACATGAGTGATACCCGACGTTGGAAGCGACAAGCACGCCCGCCTGTGTCCCCAGAGCCTTTTATGTTCATAGCGCATTCTGAGCAAGTGGTGCTCTGCGGATCAGATGCAGCCGCCTCTGGCTTATCACCTTGGTTAGACCAGCAGTTAGGGAGGGTAGCTTCTTTGCTTGGGTCGAACTTGTCCTTGTAGTATATACGTGAGACGTTCGCCAGCATGTTTACGATAACGGCGTTGAACTCGCCTCGTATAATCTCACCGATTTGATCACCGTTAACTGACTTCTTAAAAGTGCCGTTGATATTGGCTTGTATACGCCGAGTGGTGCTATTCCTTGAGGTAGCGAGTGTCTGGCTAAGTGCCGTTACTCGCTTTCCAGAAGGGGCTAACGCAGTGTCGCTAGTAAAAATTGATACGTCCTTAGACATCTTGTACTCCTATTTAGTAGTTGGTTTTCTTACGGATATTATGTACTTCTTGTTTGACTGCAACCCTTGAGGGCATTCGTCTGGATTTTCTGTAAGGAACTCTTTCATATTGGTATTATGAATTCGCTTCTCCAGTAAATGATAAGCATCGTTAGCCTCAATGAACTTGTACATAGCTTCCCAATCACTTGTCCAGTAGTTGGAGGAAACCCTCCGAGTAATAGTACCCTCGGTAGTTTTCATGCTGTCTAAGTTTTGCTCACTACAAAGGGCCAGTAGCTTTTCAGCGACGAACTCTTGCTGCTCTTTGAATAGCTTTATTTCGTCGTCTTTTTCTTTAATCGCGCCGCGTATCTTGATGTAGATAGCGACTAATTTGTCAACTGTTAAGTCAGACATACCTACTCCTTTTTCTTAGTCGGGAGAGTAGTATAGGCCTGTACTTTACAATGTCAAGAGTTTAGGTTTAATTCGTTGCGGTAGAGATCAATTATTTTACTGTGGTTGGTTATGTTGTTCTGAAGCATCCCATACAGCTTAGCCTCAACCTCGCTTCCCTGTATGTGTACGATGGTCATGGGGTTATGCTGGCCCGGACGATTGATGCGAGCGTTAGCTTGCAGGTAAGTTTCTACGCTAGTAACGGGAGCGTACCAAATTATTGTGTTGGCAGCGGTTAGAGTAAGCCCATGCGAAGCAGCTTGTGGTTGGATGATAAGCACTTGCGGCGTTTCCTTTTCTTGGAACTCTTTTATTATCTCTGTTCTCTTATTAACCGATACTTTGCCGGATATAATCTCACAGCTTATCTTTTTCTTAGTGAGGAAATCATTAAGTAAATTAATGGTATGCGTGAAAGGCACGAACACTAACACCTTGTGGCTTGACTCCTCTATTACCTCAAGGATAATCTTCAGACGGTTGCTCACATCGAACTCAAGAACTTGCCTCTCGTCTGTGTATACCGCCCCTCCAGATATTTGCAACAGCTTGTTTAGGTTTGTAGCTGCATTTACTGAGGTTACCTGTTCGCCCCCAGCTTCCATAGTCATCTGTTGCTTAAGGAGGTTATAGTATTTCTCTTGCTGCTTTGTTAGCGGGGCATCCCGTTCCACAAAGGTAAGTGGTGGAAGGTCAAGGCACTGCGCTCGCTCGAACCGAATAGCCGGTTGGAGGGCTTCATGCACCGTCTTGTCTGCATCGGGCTTGGGTCGCCATACGTATTGAGTAGCCTTGTACATAACCTTGTCTCGGAACGCTCCGAAGTACTTAGGCACGCCGTCTGGATTTATTAACTTCGCAAGCCCAAACGCATCCACAGGAGACTGTGCTGCGGGTGTACCAGTTAACATCCATAGCCATTCGGTGTCAGCAACTAAGTCTCTTAGCGTTTTCCATCGGTCAGTCTGCGCATTCTTGTAAGCGTTGGCTTCATCAATAACAACCATGTCGAACTTAGCGTTCTGTATTTCTTCTTTGATTACTGCAACACCATCAAAGTTTATGATGACGAACTCGCAATCTTCCGCTAGGACTTTGCGCCTAATATCCGCAGAGCCATGAGCCACTGAACAACTCCGGTGCATGGCGAACTTAAATAAGTCCTGCTGCCATGCGGACTTCATAATGGATAGGGGGCAAATGACTAGCACTCGCTTGATCCTGCCTATCTTCATTAGGTAGTCGGTAGCCCATATAACACTGGCTGTCTTACCTGTGCCTTGTTCGTTAAAGCAAAAGGCTTTCTTGTGGAGTGTTAGGAATCCAGAGGTATCCTTCTGGTGGTCAAACGGCTCTAACTTGCCTGTCCATTTGTAGTCTCGCTCGATAGGAGAGGGCACTTCTTTAATCTTCAGGCCCGCAAGAACTTGAGCTGTCTCTAAGTCCCACTTAATGGCAACCTCGTATACCCCCTGTTCCTCTTTAATGATCACAGTTTTGTGCTTCGCTATTGGCTCGGTCACTAGATGCGGGCGTTTTGTTTTAAGTACTAAAGCTTTGTTGTCTATTACTCGCATTATTTTTTACGCGCCTTTACAACGCCACCTTTCTTAGCTTTCATTGCACCACTACTAGTCCGGGGGAAAGAAGAGTTGTTCGCCTCAGTCTTAACCGATAAGTTACTAGGTGCGTTACCCCCTCCCTTAGAGATAGGAGTCTTGTGGTTGACGTGCTTACCATCTCCCTTAGCCACTGCACCGCTAGCCATTAGGGTATTACGCGCAGCATTGCGTGTCGCACGATTCTTCTTTTGCTCTGGTGTACCTTGGTACTTAGCGTACTCGGCCTTGTAATCTCTTGGCTTTCTCATTGTTTATCTCCTAATATTTTAAGTATTCGTGTATTTCTCTTCCATTAAATACGGTAGGTCGCCAATCAGTACGGAACTTATTGCTCTTGCCCATGTTGCACTCTTCGCAAAGTACTTGAAGGTTGCCAAAACTCAGTGCTAATTTAGGCTCGTGCGACTTAGGCACTATGTGGTCTACATGCACCGATACTCCATGTTCTTTGTAGCTCCTGCCGCAAGCCGCACACGTTGCTTTATAGGCTTCCAAAACTTGCATCCGTAAGGTTTGCCATTCCCTCCGTATCTCTAAGTTGTTGTTCCAGTTCGGGTGTACTACATCTTCACGATCAATACACCGCCAATGAAATCTTTTCATCTCGCCAATTACTTCGTTGGGGTGTACACCGTTGGCAACCCTCCACTGTACCTGCTCAAAAATATCCCACTGCCAGTATTCAATAGGCTTGTGGCTGCCTATAAGTTTGTGGGTAAATCCTTTTGTCGGCTCTGCGTTAAACATCGCTCGGTATAAATCTTTTAGCAAAGCTAAATGGACCATAGAGTATTGAGGAGAGCCGGGGCTTTTTAAAGTATGGATTAGCGGTTCACTTAGAAAGGTACGCATGTCCGCAAACCAAGCACGACAAATCTTGGGATCATCTCCGTGCCCTTTTGACCACCAATCTACGTTACACCTCGGAGCGTCACGCCTATCGTACTCCATGAAAAGGTTTATAGTATTGGGGTCACGTACATTACGCATAGCTACTTCCTATTGTGGGGGCATTTTTTTACGGGGCAATACGCACACAGCGGGCCACTAACTGCATTCCAAACGTCAGACTCTTCCGCACCTGCTAAGCGGTCAAGATCAGGCTGGAAGGTAGCAAAGTACGACTTGATAAGCTCTCTGTGATGTTCTTTGCGTATGAACTCGTTGCTCACTACATACGCCAGAGCAGACTTAATAGTGTTAACTTCGGGGAAGTGTAAGAACGTAGCAGCAGCAAGTGCATCAAGCTGTGCAGTATCCGCATACTTTGCATTCTTACCTGTCTTATAGTCCACCAGAAAAGCTCTGTCTTCGTGTACGATAACTAGGTCAGCAATTCCTCGCCACCATACTTCCTTCTTTCGGTCGAAGAAAGTGCATGGGGTATACTCCTCTCCGTCGTAAGAGACACCGAACCTTAGCTCGCAATGTTTTTCTCCCGGGATTTTCTTCAGGGCGTTGAGCGTATCAGTTATAAAGTCAAACTTCTTAGGGATGTCTTCCCCGTCTTTTATGTACAACTCAGCGGCTTTATGCACCTCGTTGCCATAGCGCATAGCGAAGCTACCCGTATCTTTAACGTCCTTAGCTACCCGCAAGTGGTAGTACTTCTTGGGGCACTGTTTAAATGTACTTAAGCTGCTATAAGACCAAGCTGTCATTTTGTTTTCCGTTTATCAGGTAATACTCTCAGTTTCTTTTCCCAAACAGCGTTATCTTTTCTAACTTCAACGACACTCTCGCCGTAAGCATAGGTTCTTATTACGCCACCCCTAGCTAAATAATTTCGGATGTCTTGTGCTACCTTCTCGCGCTGTAATTCTTTCTCGTTTTTCACCATTAGTTAGTGCCTGTGTAGAATTCTCTCGTGTTCATGAAGTCATCACTATGACTATGGTTACGGCGGCTATGCAAGCTAGGGATACTAGTAGTAGGGTCATTGTGTTTTCTCCGGCGTAGCTTCAAAGTAGTGCAGCATAATTTCTGGCGAACACTCGATAGTAAGTGTCACAGTCTGTCGGTCTACTCGATAGCTAAACTCAGGTTCTTGCCGTAGCGTTGAACACTTCTGTCCGTTAAAGTCGAACGCCGGTTTTTCTAAGACTACGGCAGGCGGGTTTTGTGCAAACAGTACACCCAACGCTACCACCAAAGCTAAGGCTATCACCCCAACCACAACCAGTGCCGACACTGCACCCCTGTACTTATCTTTCCAATACTTTGTTGATGCGCTTAGTTCAGTCATACCAACCACCCCACTACCAAGAAAGCTCCGTATATTGCTATTGCTATTAGTATCATTCCCCACCTCCCGCTTTAATTGTTGGCTGTTTTGTAACTTTAGGTATAACTGTTTCTCTAAGGATAGCTTCTTCAAAGTAATAACACTTTAAGCAGTACCACCCCACTCGCTTCTGTGTCTGCATGTTAAGCACTTGCTCAGAAGTTTCTTTGCACTTAGGGCATACGTTAGTACTCAGATCACCTGTAGCGTGGGGTAAGCTCATTAGTGCAGTGCCTCCCTTGATTTAAAAGCCTGCATTATTAGCATGTTCAGCATCCAAAAACATGGGCCGTCCATCACTAAGCAGTCTTCGCCTTTATGTTTCCCCTGATTTAAGTATTTAATAACTTCTTCTTCGCCCACGTCTTGTAATAACTGGTGGCCTTCAAGCAGCATCCTAAAGTTTACCACCTCGTAACTTGTACCCGTTTCAGCTTCTAGCTTATCTGCTAGCGCAATAGCGTTCTCTACGCCGTGGATAACTTGGGTGCTATGTTTCATCTAGCAAAGCCTCAAGGCGCGTCTCTAACTTTTCTAGCCGAGCAACAACATCCAACAGTTGTTGGCCTAGCTCTATCACTTCTTCGCCGTCTTCTTCGCTAAGCTCAATTACTACTTTCATTCAACATCCCACGTAGACATAGCTTCGTCTGCTGCACGTTCAGCCATCTCTTGCCTACGCTCCGCAGGGTCTACGTAATCTTCTTCTTGTGTGTTTAGGTACTCTTCTAGCTCTACCGTTACTCTATCTCTACTCATTGTTATTCTCCTTATAGATCGTGTTTAATTATAAACTCAGCAAAATTTTGTAGTTCTTTAGGCGACGAACACTTTTTTTTCATAGGGCTTTGGCATACGGGACACTTAACGTTCCGGACTACCTCCGCTCGGGCATAGTTAGGTGCGTTTGCGTTAACATTTTTAACATGTCCACATTCCAAATAAAGAAACCAACAAGGCCTATGTTGAGTCACGCTAACCGGCTGATACTCTCGCTCAATTACTTTCATGCCCCTCTCCAATTTTGATGCGCGCTTAAGGTACTTCGATACTCCACCTATTCAGAATTCTTACGCACCTTACGCACGACTAGCTGTCACGTAGCTTCCCCGACGCAGACAAGAAACTGGATAGACATTTACAGTTATGTAAATACCTCTTGTTTTCCTTCTGCATTGCGGGTGTTTTTTGCAAGCTACCCACCGCCCGCTGGGGTATTCGGGGTAAGCAAAGAACCCCCGTAATTAACACTCACCATAAGAGTTAGCGTATCCACCTTCGCAATCTAAGGGTAAGTCCAACGCCCACTCGGGGCGCACCTTCATTGAGTCCTCTACGTAAGCCATAGCTTCTTCTACTTCGGCTATGGGGGCTATACACCCTATAGCATCATGCACAGTCATTACAACTTTATAGCGTTTCGCTACACGTAATAGCTGCTCGCCAATGACTATGCGAGCTAATGCTTGGCAGACGTTCTCTATAACTTTACCGCCGTAAATACGGTTAGGTATAATAGCGCGGCCTCGTTTAGTGTCGTACACAACCTCTACTCGCCCGTCTTCTTCGTTTCTTTCTTTCCTTAGGTTGGGGTACTTAACGTACAAGCCATTAGGAAGCTCGATCCCGTTGTCGGTATCTACAACCACAACTCCTTCCTTACCAATCGCTTGGCTTTGCCCTACCATTATGCCTTGAAGCGCACTGCCTGCCTGCTTCCATAGCTTAGGGATACTGGAGTACGTCTCCCGATACACCCTGATGATCCGGTCACACTCATCTTGCTCTAGCTCTACGCCAAAGGTCTTTAACTGATCCTTAAACTTAACCGCACCCATGCCGTAACCTGCACCTAAGATTGTAGTTTTACCTACGAACCTTTCCTCCTTGTCTATGTCTTCCGGCGCTTTGTTGTATATTGCAGAAGCCATGATCTTGTATACGTCGTCCCCTCGGTCGAATGCCTCTACTAAGGACTCTTCCTCAGCTAACCATGCTAACGTGCGTGCTTCAATCTGCGATAAGTCGCAGTCAATAAACTTATACCCGTCTGGAGCACATATCGCCTTCTTGAGTATCGAGCCTCGTGGTAAGTTCTGCATGTTGACCTTATCGTCGCCACCCCACCGCCCTGTGTGTGCTGCGTAATACTTCAGTGGTATAGGGAGTTTGCCCCTTCCACCTATTGCAATAAGCCGCTCTGTGCGAGTCTCGTCTATCGTAGACTTTACCCCTAGCCGTGTGGCTACAAGGATTTGAACTAACGGGTTAGCGTGGCTTTGTAATTCCTTAAGCCCTTCGTCTGTCTTAGCAAATGCAAATGCCTCCTTGCCTGTGCGCAAACTTATCTTAGTGGGAGGTTCTACACCGCACTGTCTAAGAAGCGCAGCAAACTTAGGGTTACTCATTATCTCTGCGCGATCTACCTTAGCCTTAGACAGCAGCTTCTCTTTGGTATCCCTAATCTTATTAAGGTGCGTGATCAACAGCTCTCGGTCTACCTCAAGTACTGGCTCAGTAAACATCCTTAGAGTGAGGTCTATTAGGTTTAGCTCTAGCTTAGAAATCTTAGGGGCCAGTACACCGAACAAAGCGTATGTAAGCTCTACGTCATTAATACAATACCCACCGTAGGCTTCCATCTCTTCTGGGCTGAAGTCCAACCGCCGCTTGCCTAGGGCATCTAGCACCTCAGTGCCTTTCAATCCCAGTTCGTAATGCTGCACCAAAGCCGAAAGGCTACCACCAACTTCTATAGTGTGGATGGCGCGTGCCATGCAAAGTGTATCGGCTATCTTCTTCGGGACTATACCGAAGTGCCAATTCATTATAGAGAGATCAAACCTTGCGTTGTGCGCAATAGCAGCGGAGTTACTCCAGTCGAAGGAATCCAAAAAGGCTTTTACTTTCTTCTTTGTTCCTGTGACGAACTTAGTCTCCTCGTTGTTCTTCTTCACCGCTACGCCTATAACCTCAAAGCGCTTGTCACGGATGTACTCCTCAGTAGTGAACTTCCTAAGGCCAAAGTCTTTTGCATAATAAGTTTCGAAATCAATCGTAAGCATATCCATTTGGGGCTTACACCTGCTGTTTGTCAGGTAGTTGTTGAGAACAACTATCATAGTGC